CCCGGCGGCAATGCCCGGCCCGTCATCATCGACGGAGATTGTGAACGACCGGTCATCTCCCGGCGTATTGGTGAGGCCGACCCGAATGCGTTCATCCGCCCATTTGCAGGCATTTTCGAGAAGGTTCCCGCATATCTCCTCGAAGTCCTCCTTCTCGCCGGCGAATGCTGGCGGGGCGGCCGGCAGCTCGAGGGCGATCGACTTGTCGGGATTGAGCTTGCGCATGACCTTGACCAACCGCCCCAGCGTCTCGGCGATATCGGTCCGGAAGGCGGTGCCTCCGGTCTGGGCGGCAATGCGCGCGCGATGAAGATAGTGCTCCACCTGAGCCTTCATGGCGTCGGCCTGGTCGGCAACCAGACGCGGATCGACGGGCTCGCCCCGATCCGCCTCGTTTTTCAGAACCGAAACCGGCGTCTTCAGCGAATGGGCCAGATTGCCGACCTGCGTCCGCGCGCGCTCGACGACCCTGCGATTGTTGTCGATGAGCATGTTCATCTCATCCACCATCGGCTGGATCTCGTCGGGATAGCGACCCGCCAGCGCGTGTTCCTCGCCCGCGTGGATGGCGCGCAATGCCTCCCGCACGCGGTTGAGCGGCCGCATGCCAAACACGATGATCGCACCATTGATCGCCACGAGCCCGGCTCCGAACAGCGTCAGCAGGAGCGCAATGTTCTGCCCCAGTGCGGCGATGGCCGCATCGAACTCGCTCTGGTTGCCGGCAAGCTGGAAGAAGGCGATCTCTCCGGCGGGGCCGATCTGGACTTCGGCCTCCAACACGCGCAGCCGATTGCCCGCCGGACCTTCGGTTTCGAACGTCCGGGTGAATTGTTCGTCATAGGGAACTTCGGCCAGCGAAGGGCCGGTGAGGAACTGTCCTCCAAGCGAAACCGACTGCCGTGCCGGCGCGTCCGAGCCGACCACGGCCACCTGCCAGTACCACCCAGACGCCGCTTCGCGAAAGCTCCGGTCGCCCAGATTGGGCGTGCCGGTCAGCGTACCGTCATCGGCGATGCGGAACGCGGCGATCAGGCTGAACAACTGCGCCTGTTGCAGGTCGGCAAAGCCGCGTTCGGCATTGAGCCGATACTGCGTGACCAGCAGCCAGCCCAGCAACGCGACGGCGAGCACCGTCCATACAGTGGACAGCGCGATCACCCGGTTGCGCAACGATCCTTTCACGGCGCTCAGCCGGCTGCAGGCGTTCCGGCCTGTTCGTCGTCAGGATCGCGCAAGCGGTATCCGAGCCCGCGCACGGTCTCGATGAGGTCGCATCCCAGTTTGCGGCGCAGGCGGCCGACAAAGACCTCGACCGTGTTGGAATCGCGATCGAAATCCTGATCGTAGAGATGCTCGGTGAGTTCAGTGCGGGAGACGACCGCAGACTTGTGGTGGATAAGGTAGGACAAAAGCCGGAACTCGTGCGAGGTGAGCTTGAGCATCTTGCCGTCGACCATCGCCTTGGATGTCTTGGTGTCGAGGACCAGCGGCCCGCACACCAGTTCGGACGTCGCATGTCCGGACGCGCGGCGGATCAGCGCCCGAACGCGGGCCAGCACTTCCTCGATGTGGAACGGCTTGGTGACGTAGTCGTCGGCGCCCGCATCGATGCCGGCAACCTTGTCGTTCCAGCGATCGCGGGCCGTCAGGATCAGGACCGGCATCGCCCGACCATCATCACGCCAGCGCTGGAGCACCGAAATGCCGTCCATCAGCGGCAGCCCGATGTCGAGAACGACGCAGTCATAGGGTTCGGTGTCGCCCAGGAAATGGCCTTCCTCGCCGTCGGCCGCGCTATCGACCACATAGCCGGCGTCTTCCAGCGAATCCCTGATCTGGCGATTGAGATCGGCGTCGTCCTCGACAACCAAGATGCGCATCGGACCGGCTCCCGTTGATTGCCGCCCACTCTAAGTCAGGCACGGCGCGGTGCTGTGCCTTTTATCACGACACTCACTGCGCAACAAAAATCTCCTCACGGCGCGGGCGCTCTCCGCCCTGGCCCTGATAGAGCAGCACCACCCGACACCCGTTCTGGCCGTTCTGCTGCGCCGCCTCGGCGCCCACCAGCGTCGCGCCCTGCCGGGCCGCCAGATTCTGGCCGAGGGCAAAACAGCTTTCGCTTGCCATTTCGACCGTGTCGCTGGCATGAGCCGGGCCGGCAAGTGCCAGTCCAACCATCAGCGCGCCGAATGTGAGTGCATTCCTGAACATCATGACCCCTCTATAAGGGGCGCCAGATGAATGCAAACTGAATGGAAACGGCCATTTTCGTCAACGGATTTGGGTGGTCGCGCTCAATCGCCCAAGGATTGCGATCGCGCCGGCGGCGGCCGAAACGAGCTGCAGCACGGCATCTGTCAGCCCTTCGCGCGCGGCCGCCTCAAGCGGCAGGCCGAGAGCCGCGCCGCCGCTGGCGGCAATGGAGACGATCGCCGCCCAGATCGTGCGAGAAAGATACCAGGGTTTGCTTCCGGTCATGTCGGATCCTTTCAGGTGGGATGATCAGGAAAGTGGGAGAATTGATCGCGCGGCAATGCCTAGCCCGACGCGTGCGCTGATCTGACGAATTTCGACGTCGATGGCCGACGGTGTAGCGCCGAAAATCGCGGCGATGTCGGGCGCGGAAAGCGTCAGCGCAGCCGAATCGGTTTCGGTGACATGGACCGGCGTGCCGCCGACGAACAAAGTCACGCCGTAGACCTCGCGCTCCTCGCCGAGCGGCACCGCACCGCCGATCTCGGCATTGCCACCAATACGGCTTCTTCGGATCCACGAGACCTCCACCGCGCCGTCCGGCAGCAGACGCGCACGAGGATGGACCGGGGAAAGCGGCATCAGCGCACGGGTGCCGCCGGCCTCGGACAGTGCCGCGAAATAGCGAGCAGAAAACGTCTTGCCAGCGGGACCGATCCGCCAGTTGAGTTGCCGACCCGCCTCGGTCGATGTCAGCCCGCTGGGCGGAACGCGGCGATCGAGAATGACGACCCGCGCGTCTGCCGGCGCGCCTGCTGAAGCGGCGTCATCGGTTCCCGCCTGACCGCGCAGAAGCTCCCAAAGACGCCACTCGCCGGGCGCCACTTCTTCCGCGAAGCGGAACTGGAGCACCTCGAACAGACCGCCTGTGATCTCGACCGCCAGTGCGTTGCGCCCGGCCAGCAAAAGTTCCCGGGTTACGGACGAAAACTCGCCACCGAACAGGCGGGCATGAACCGTGCTGGCACGGTCATACCGGCCCGGCGGGCCGGGCGACAACGGTGTCAGCAGCGTGCCCATGATCGCGTTGCCGGCAACCGACTGGCGCAGTTCGAACCCGTCGGCGCCCGGCGATGACAGCACCGCGTGCGGACGATCAGGCACGGCGTGTACAGCGATCCGGTGATTGTTCTCGACGGTCGTTTGATCGAGCATGGGTAAGTCGAGCAGAACCGTTTCCGGCGGCCCGCCGAACCTGCCCGATGCTTCAGGTGACGCGGAGTGGACGGAAAGCGCCGGCGGCATTGCCGGTGACAGCGACCGGACGATGGAGCGTGCCGTGATCTCAAGACGGTCCGTCAGATCGATCGCGGTGATGCGCCAATGGCCGCGCGGATTGTCGTCAAAGGCGACGACATCGCCCGGTTCAAGGCCCGCAAAGCGCAGCGGCAGATGGAATTTCAGCGTGTCGCGGCCAAACCAGAGACGATCCAGCATCGCGTTCGCGACGGCGAGCGCGCCTTCGGGATGCAGCGTACAAGGCAGATTGGCGTCAATCAGCATGGCGGACGGCCCATCCCGCCGGCGCGAACGTGCCGATTGGGTGCGGTAGTCGGTCAGCGCGTCGCGATAGCGGAGCACCACCTCGGAGGGCAATTCATCGGCTTGCCCCGATATCAGCGTGCGGTCGCCATGCTCCTTGCCCAGACAAAGCTGCGCGCGAGGAACCGCGACCGGCCTGTAGCCAGGATCGGCTATGCGGATGATTGGGGCATCAGCACCGCCCGTGTCGGTGACGATCAGCCCGAATGCATCGACCAGCGGTTCGAGCGTCTGCCGGACGCTGCCGGGCGTCAGCACTGTCATGCCCTGAACCGTGCCGCGCACGGCCTCGACACCGGGAGCGGACATGCCATGGTCGGCGAAGATGGCACGGATCAAACCGGCAAGCGGCGCACAGCCGAGACGGCCATTGATCCAGTGCCCGGTCAGCCAGTTCGGGCCGTCGCCCCAGATGGCGCCGTTGCGGGGGAATTCGGGATAGGGCCTTGCATCCCACGCCCATATGAACTGCCGTTCGGGATCGATCATCGGCGTTGACGTGCCGGGGGCAAAGGGGTTTGCCGGCGTGCCCGTTCCGGACCAATGGCGTTGATGCGCCGTCAGGAAGGCGCGCTGAACACCGTCGCCGCGCGTGCCCGTCGAATGATGGGGGTTGGCGCTTTCGCTCGACTTGGGATCGGGGAAGACGTTGGGCTGGTTGGCGCCAGAATCAACGGCCGGTGAACCGATTTCCGTCAGCCAGAAGGGTTTGCTGAACGGCACCCAGGGCGACTGCGGCCCGGCTTCAACGCCGCCGCGCCGCTCGACATGCACGTTCGACCACCATGAAACCAGATCCTTGTAGCGATAGACCCACGGTTTGCCATGGGCGCCATCGGTGATCGGCGTGCGCACCCGATCGCGACGGTCGGCATCGCTCGCATAGTACCAGTCAAATCCTTCGCCAGCGGCGATCGCTGCCTGCATGGCGGCCGCGTCATTGTCGGCGCGCATGCCATCGGGGTTGCCCTGGTCGGAAAACGCATCGGCCGCGCGCCAGTCGGACAGAGGCATGTAATTGTCAATGCCCACCGCATCGATCTCGGGCGCCGCCCAGAGCGGATCGAGATGATAGAAGACATCGCCCGAGCCGTCGGCCGGATGATAGCCGAAATATTCCGACCAGTCGGCGCCATAGCTCAGCTTGCAGCCCGGCCCGAGTATCGCACGAACGTCACTTGCCAGTTGGCGCAGCGCATCGACGAACGGAAACTGGTTGGACGCATTGCGCAGACATGTCAGGCCGCGCAACTCGCTGCCGATCAGCATGGCATCGACGCCGCCAGCGATCTGTGCGAGGCGAGCCATGTGCAGGACGAGGCGCCGATAGCCCCAATCGGCGCCGGGGCCGGGAACCACCATCTCGCCGCTCACCGCCAGATCGGCGGGCTGGGTGGCGCCGACGAATGCTGCAACCTGGCTTTGCGCGGTCGCCGTCCCGTCCGCGCTGCCCGCCTGTGCGGGGCCGGGAAAGCAGGTGATCCGCCCGCGCCAGGGATAGGGCGCCTGCACCGCACGGTCATAAGGGTCGGGCAGCGCGTTGTCCTGCGGAACATCCATCATGATGAAGGGATGCAGCATGACCGAAAGGCCGCGCGCCTTCAGATCGCGAATGGCTTCGATGACGGAGGCGTCAGTCGGCGTTCCGCCATAGGCGGGGCGGCCCTCGACCCGGCTGACCAGACGAGAATCGGCGCTCTGGCGGCTCAGACCGCTGACCTTCCAGGGCGGACTTTCCTCGCCCATCTGGCGTTGTGTGACGCCGGGCCTGAGCGAACAGCCGCCAGCGCGCAGATCGTCACCGAACCATGTGACGATGAGCGAGACATGCCTCAGGTTCGGGCAGATCGCCTGCAATTCATCGATCGAGGCCGACCAGTCATTGCCCGCATAAAGGATGTGGCGATTGTGTTCGACCGTTTCGCCCGGGCCAAGCTGGCTGATGGCGGAGCTTGGCGAAAGGCCGTGCTCGGTCGCGCCGGGAATGACCGAGACGGCGGTCAACCCCTTCTCAAGTTCGCCGACCGGCCGGATCACTTCGGCTTCGATCTGCGGAATGCGATTGCCGAAATCCTCGAGCGGAAAGCGCTCAAAGACCAGATAGGCGATATTCCTGTAGGCGGGGGTGTTGTCCGCGCCCTGCTTTACCTCAAGCAATGGGTCGGCCGTCTGTCCGGCTTCACCGGTGTGGACGCGTACGGTGATTTCAGTCAGGTCGATTTCGCGGCCGTCCGCCCAGACGCGCTTGACCATGGCAACCGGCCCTTCGCACAGGGCCACCGCGACATTGCCGAAATAGCTGTAGGTGGTGGTCGTGACCTTCGGACCGCCCTTGCCGCCCTGGCGTTCGGTCGTCGTCTCCTCCTCGAAACGCGTTGCCCAGATGACCGTGCCGGCGAGCCGCACATGGCCATAGGCGCGGGCTACCGGGACACCCTCCTCGGCCGTCATCGGCCGCTGTTCGGTCAGGCGCGGTCCCTCGGCATGCTGGCTGGCGCCGAACAGACGCTGGTCGATCCAGTAGCCAGCGAGGGCACCTGCAGCGGTGCCCACTGTGGCGCCGAACGTGCCGAATGCGCCGCCCAGCAACCCGCCGGCGGCCTGAAGCAGAAGCGTCGCCATCAGCGCGCTGCCGAAAAATCGCCGTGAAAGGGAAATGCGAACACCGCCGCCAGACGCCGTTTCCACCAGTGCGTAAGCGCGGTCTCGCAAACCGCGTGGCGCTCGCGCGCATGGATCATCATCGCCGGCGCCGCCATAATCGCCAGGTGCTTGGCGGCGACGTGGGGCGACCATCGGAAGACGAGAAGATCGCCAGCTTGTTCGTCCCCGACAAAGACAGCGCTGCAGCGGGCCTTGCAGGCGCCGAGCAGCGGTTCTCCGGCACCGGCGCTCTCAGCCCAATCGGCCGAATAGGAGCGGTCGTAGTCAGGCATCGCACCATAGACATCGGCCCAGACACCGGCGACGAGCCCAAGGCAATCGCAGCCGACGCCGCGCCGGGCCGCCTGGTGGCGATAAGGCGTGCCGATCCAGCGGCGCGCGGCCGCAACGATCGCCATGCGCAGCGGATCAGGGGACAAGGGGCCCGCCATCGAACACGGCGTCGGAATGAACATAGCTGAGCGCCCGGTCGTCGCCGGGCATGTGCGGGAACCCCTGAAAATTGAGCTGGTTGGAGAACTTGGCCTTGCACGTCGCGAACGTCTTGTCGCAGCCGGCGAACAGCGTCACCGGGTCGCCTGTCGCGGGCGACACGCCGACCGGTTCGCGCAGCAGAATGCGCATGATCGATGCATCGGACAGGCTGGCCGCTGAGACGGAAAGCATGTCGCCGGCGCGGACGCCGCCATCGAACCGCAACACGCCATGGTCGAACCAGCGGTCCGGGTGAACGCCGATCCCGGCCAGGTCGATCGAGCGGGCGCCGTCGCTGCCCGAAACGGTGCCCGAGGCGCTGTATCCCGGCGTGGCTGACAGTGCAAAACCGCAGCGTGCATCGCCGAGCCCGGCATCGCAATGGCGGGTGAAGAAGCGGCCGCGCGGCTGGTCGAGCGTCGCCGACAGACTGCGCAATTCGACCCGAAAGGCCCGGCCCTCGCGCGTGATCTCTCCGACATGGAAACGGCGCAGCAGGCTTGCCGTTTCCGGCGCTTCCCAGTTGACCAGATAGAGCGCGACATCGGCGCCGTCATATGCGCCGCGTTCGATGTCGGTTTCCGAGACTGCCGATGATGACAAGGCGCCCGAAACATCCGAGATGTCGCCACCCAGACCCATCGACGCCTCGGCCGCGCCGGCGGTGAACCCCGTCTGCGGCTCGCACAGCGTGCCGGCAATCATCAGCGGCCGGTCATGGTCGGTGAAGCCGAGCGAGGCGCCGTCGGTTCGCCGGACGATCCACGCCAGACAGACCGTGGTGGCATCGTTTTCCAGATGGGTCTGAAGATCGGGATGCAGGGTTCTCACGCGATCACCTCGGTCAGGACCAGGTCGTCGAGCGCGCCCGCGTCGGGGTCGGCGCGCGTGATCTGCAGCGATTGGTTCTCAAAACGCACCGGTACATCGAACAGGCAGCCGCCGGTGAGGGCGACGCCGGGGGCCGGAGCGGCCGAAAGAGTGACGATGCCCGTCGCCGCATCGACCGAAACCGAACCGGGATCGATGACCGATCCGTCGAGGGCCATGACCACGCTTGACGGCTCGGGCTTGCGGATGACGCGGCCGCTCGCGGTCGTGAGCTGAAATTGCGTTAGCGCGCCGTCGCCCGTGCCCAGATGTACGTCCGATGCATCGGGAACGCCGCCATCGGGTCCGGTCGAAGGTTCGACCGGATCACGGAACCGGAAGGCATGCAACGGCCCGCCACGCGCCTCGAAGAAGGTCAGGATGGCGCGGATTTCGACCATCGGACGCGTGCCGACAGGGATCGTATATTGCCGCATCGTCTCGGCGGTCCGGCTGTTGCGGATCTCGTGACCCGAAGACAGGGCGACGACATCGATGTGCCGGCGGCTGGCGACATTGATGCCGAAAGGCAGGCGCGGAAGGAATGCGACATCGTGAAAATCGGCCATGGCCCGCTCCTCAGACGCTGCGCCGGCCGCGCATCACGGCGCGGGTGAGCGCCGCGCTGACCTGGGACCGGGAGCGCTCGAAGCCCCTTACGTCGGGTGTCGAAATGTTGACGACGACCTGCGCGGGGGCCTCGCTCGGTCCGCCCGCGGCGACACCCAGACGGCCGTCCGCACCGCGTCTGAGCGGCAGGATGGCCTCGGCACCGGCCTCTCCCGCAACGCCAAATCCGTTGCCGTGCGGGAAATAGGCCGGTGCAGCCAGAACCCCGCCTCCGCCTGCAAAAAGACCGGTCGATGCGACCCCGCCCGCGGCAAACGGCTTTGCCGCGCCCAGTAACCCGCCGAGAACCGATCGGCCGAAACCGTCGAACATGGACTGCAGCGGCGCCAGGCCCCGGTTGAGTGCGTTGCGCGACATGCTCATGGCGATGCCGCGCAGAACGTCCTCCACCGACTTGCCCTTGATGACGATGTCGCTCAATGCGCCGGTCATCGTCTGGCCGAAGCTCTCGGCTTCGTTCTTGAGCGTCGCGAGCGCGGTTTCGAGCCCTGTCGTGTCGGCATCGACAGTGACGATCAGTTCTTCATCCATGGTGGTTCGGTCCCAGCTCGGACGTGCCGCTATCGGGAAATGCCGACAGCAAATCCTCAAGTGTGCGACGCGATGGCGCCAAGGTCCCGGCGCCGTGTGCAACCGACATGGCCGCCGCGAGTTCGCGTGGTGTCATCGCCCAGAACGCCTGCGGCGCAAGCCGCATGATGCCAAGCCCGAACACGATGGCGTCGTTCCAGGGAAAGGCGCGCCGCATCGATCAGTTTTCCTCGGCCGGGCCAAAGGTCGCAGCCAGCAATTCGCTGACGATCGCCGCATATCCGGCCAGCCCGCCTTCGGCCTGCATCTCGGCCACATCGTCGAGCGTGAATGTGTGGCCACCGCCTTCAAGGCCCGCATGGATGATGGTCAACAGGTCGCGCGCCGACAGCCGGCCGGACGAAAAACGCTCGCCAAGAGCGCCCAGATCTCCGACGGCAAAGGCGCTTTCGAGTTTTGCCAACGCTCCGAGCGTCAGACACAGGCAACGGTCCTTGCCGCCCAGATTGGCGACAATCTCGCCGCGTCTGCGATTGACCAGCATCACAATGCTCCGAAGGTCAGTTCGCCGGCGGATTCAAGAGCCGTCTCGAACGTCACCTCACCATCATGGTTTCCGGCATAGTCGAGCGCGGTGATCGCGAACGCGCCCGAGATCGCTCCGAAATCGGGGATCACGATCTCCCACTGATCGATCGTGCCATCGAAGAAGGCTTGCCGGACAAGCGCATCGGACGCCGCATCCTTGAAGATGCCTGATCCGGAAATGGAGGCGCGCCGCACGCCCGCACCGCCCAGAAGCTCGCGCCACCGGCCGGCCGACTCCGTGTCGGTGATGTCGACGGTCTGCGCATTGAAGGCGATCCGCTTGGTGCGCAGTCCCGCCACGGAGACGAACGCCTGCTGACCATCGTCGAAGAATTTCAAAAGGATGTCCTTGCCACGCTGGGCGGTCATGGGAGGTCTCCGTTTCGGATGTCGGGTTGTTCCGGATCACGCACCGGCCGCCGCGCACAGGAAACGCAACCGCAGCGTTGCGTGGAAGGCGGCCTGTCCGCGCTCATAGGCTGTCGATATGGCGACCGGCGTTGCCAGCACGATCCGTGTGGACTGGGCTGTCGCCGGGACCGCATCGGTCAGCGTGCTCTCGATGCCGGCAACGATCCGGTCGATATCGGTTCGGCCGGGACCGCGCGCATAGGCGTGAATGACGACGGACACCGCCTGCCCGCGCGCATCGTCGGTGCTCCAGTCCGCCACCTCGATCCGGCCGACATAGACGCTGGGCAAGGCGCGGCGCGGCGGCGGCCTGTCGAAGACGCGCGGCGGATCGCCGAGATCGGCCACGAGCGCGGCATCGTTCGACAGCCGGTCGAGGAGCCAGGCGTGAAGATCGCCGGTCATGACCGCTTGTCCTCATTCTTGGCTGGAGCGCGGCCATTGGTTGACGCCTCGTCGGCAAGCCGCGTGGCGCGTTCGTCGGCGCGCGCCAGAACCGCCTTGCGCAGAGCGCCGACCAGATCGTCGACCGTGGTCCTGATGGCGGTCTTCACTGCGGCACCTCGCTGGTCGCGATGCAGCGCAGATGGCGCCCGCCCATGTCTTCGTCGTGCACCGTCTGGATGACGAAACGGTCGCTGCCCGCCACAAGACCCATGGCAGGCCGGACGCGGGGATCGGCGCGCAGCACGATGGTGCGCTCGGTCACCTGCTCTCCGGCGCCGGCGCGCAGCGGATCGGTGGCGCGTGACGAGGCGACCATGCCCCAGACGTGGGCGACATGGGTCCACATGTCGGTGAAGCCGCCCTGCCCGTCGGGCGCCGACGCCCATTCTTCGAGCGCAAAACGGACGCGCAGCCGGCCAGGATCGATTGATTGCGGCGCCATGGTCAGATGCCGATCCGGCGCCAGGCGCGCACCAGGCGCGAATAGGCCATCGGAACCGAAACGGGCTGCTCGCTCGGTCCGTAGCTGCCCCGGAATTCGTACCAATGGGCGACGAGGGTCAGGATCGCGCGGCGCAGCGTGTCGGGCACATCGGGTCCCGCGGGTCCGAAGCCGGCGCGGAAGTCGATCTCGACGCCGGTTATGGAGGCCGACAGGGATCCCGGCTCGAAGGTCAAGGTGGCCGGCCGCCGCATCGTGTCGAGCCGGTAGGCGCTGCCCTCCAGAACGTTCGGATCGCCGTCCGGGTCGTAGACTGTGACCGCAACGATCGCGGCAACGGGATGGCGCGGCAGCGAAACGGGCGCCGCCGGCGCCTCGGACAGCGAAAGACGCCAAGTCTGGTCGATCAGGGCGAGGCCCGTATCGTCGGCTATAAAACGCGCGGCGGCATCGACCAGTTCGGCGATCAGCGTGTCTTCTCCTTCATGGGTGACGCGCAGATGCGCCTTGGCGTCCGCAAGCGTCACCGGCGGAACGGCCGGCGTGCCGATGGGCATCAGAACCATTGTTTGTCCTTTGCGAAATGGATGCGGACGGCCCGGCAGGGAGGCGGACCGGGCCGTCCGCTGCGGCGTGAAGCGCGGGGGACGAGGCCGCGCCTATCAGCTCACGCCGAACCGGATCAGCTTGATGGCATCGAAGTCCTGGATGCCGCCTCCGACGCGCTTGGTGGTGTAGAAGAGCACGTAGGGTTTGGCCGAATAGGGATCGCGCAGCACCGAGACGCCGCGCCGGTCGACCACCAGATAGCCGCGCGCGAAATCGCCAAAGGCGATGGCAGGCGCGTCTGTGGCGATGGCCGGCATGTCTTCGGATTCGTGCACCGAAAAGCCCATCAGGGAAGGCTTCTGCTCCGCCGTTGCCGGAGGCTGCCAGACATAGTTTCCGTCCGCATCCTTGAGCTTGCGGATGGCGGCCTGGGTCTTGCGGCTCATCAGCCAGGATGCGTTCTGCCGATAGCCGGCCTTGAGCGTGAACACCGTGTCGAGCAGCACGCCGGTCGCGTCGTCGGCAGGCAGATCGCCGGCCGTGCCGGTTGGAACATAGCCGAGATTGCCCCAGCTCCACGCACTCTCGTCGACCATGGTGTAGTCGAGAAGGCCGCGCGGCTTGTTGACGCCGTCGCCATTGACGAAGGCCGTTCCTTCCTGCTCTGCGAATGCCGCCTCGACCTCGGCGGAAATCCACTGGTCGATGTCGACGGCGCTGTCCTCGAGCAGGGTCGCGGTCGCCGCCGGCATGGCGTAGAGTTCCATCGTTGGAAACTGCAGTTCGGCCAGCGTTCCCGCCGCCGTCTCG